ATTTTTTGCGACTGCCTAAAAAGTTTTTTTACCGCCCCTACCCCGCTTTTTTTGGCCTCCTGTCTTACTCGCATTGCATTCCTTACAAAGTCCCTGCAGGTTCTCTATTGCCCATGCATCTCCGCCCTGCCTAATCGGCTTTATATGGTCAATAGTATGGGTTGGCTGTGTTTTACACATTGCGCATATCGGGTTCGACTGCCTTACTAAGTCACGGATAGCGCGCCAGCGCGCGGTATTGTACACGGTTTTGTAGATATTCTTTTCGTCGTTCGTGCGATCTCCGCTCCATGCCTTCGCTTTTGGCGCTATCCATGGGGTACGCAACGTTACAGGCTTCTTTGGCATGGTTAACTTTTAAGCAAAGTAAAGGCAAAATATTAAACCGTTACAATAGTTAACAATTTGAAATGATTTTGCTGTCTGCGTTATAATATGCCCATGCCAGCGCCGCCAATTTAAAAGCGTCCCGTTCGTCTTGATTGCGCGTTTTAATCTCCAAACAAAATTGTTTAGCCAATGCACTGCTTTGAAGTTCACTAAGTTTGCTTCCTTTGGCTTTCGGGCTTATACATATTACGTTGTCCTTACCAAATACCATATTTGCGGCTTGTACCGCTAACTGGCTGATAGCCTGGTTGGCTCCTACATTACGACCTTTACGGGCTATCTCGGCGATGCTGCCACGCATATCAAAGTTAACGCTTTGCAGATTGCTGTTTTCAATGAACACCAAAACGCGCCTGTTTTGCAAATCTTTTTTGTCTTTCATCCAAAAATAAAAATCAAACAAATCCTCAAACGATATGAAGTCTACTGTTTTAGCGATTGAATCAATTACGCATCCCCTAAAGCCATCTTTGCGGAATGCGGGGTCAATACCAATAAATATCATGTTATTTAAGTTTGTAGGCCTTTATGGTATTTGAAATACCGGCCCTTATAATTTCAATTTCTCCGGCGTTTAGCGCCCTGTCAAATTCCGCCTCAGCGGTTATTTCGTCGCATTTCCAAACATGCCGAATTGCGAAAACAAAAGTACCACGCATTCCGGCGCTTCCCTTAAGTTTAAATTTCCAGTCCGGCGTTTCTTTTTGTTTTTTTTTACTTATTGGCATAATTCGGCTGTATAAGATATTCCCGAACGAGTGTAGGCAAATCGTAGCCATGTGCCGCCCAATGGTTTAGGCGGCATTCCTTTTTCAATAGCCCAGCCTTCGCCCGGCGTGTATTCGTCTTTGTAGGTGCCTAATTTAATGTGCAGTTGTTCGTCTTGTATTTGTTCTCCATTTTCTTTTAGCCTGATACGCGATATTGGAAAAATCCATCTATCGTGGGTATGTCCACTCACTACGATCTTCGCATCCGGCAAATAAACCGCTTTGCGCGCCGTCTGAATCACGTCCTTTGTTACCGGCCCCCCTCCGCCGTAACCATGATGATAGGACATGGGTATAGTTTTAATTTGCCCGTTCCCGCTGCGCATGCACTCAAATCTCCAAATAATCCATCCCGTGTAAGTTCCTCGCTCGCATTCCAGTTTATCCGCTAAGCGACCTGTTAAATCCGTTTCGTGTCGTCCCAATATTGCGGTTTCGTGATTGCCTGGGGTTATAAATTTAAGTTGTTCTTTGTAAGGCTCAAAAAAAGCAGCCGTGGTGTCAACAAGCGAATCAAGGTAATTATTTGTTTGGTGTTCGGGTCGTAAAGCAGATTTATTGGCGCGTTTGTCGTATTTACCCTGCATAGCGCAAAAAAGATCGCCAAATATCAAAACAGGGTTGTTTTGTTTTTTTGCCTGATCCAAATGCCGGATTAAGAGTTCGCGATTGCATTTTGGATTATCTATGTGTAAATCCGATAAAAGCAATACGCGAAACTCCCATCCCGGCTTTGGAGCGTAAAAAATACGCGCTTCAAATGTGTATTTTTGCAGTTGCTTAAATTTCATGGAAAACGTTTTACGAGTTAATCGCCCGTTTTGTTGTATCGTTTTCCAGTCAATTTATTCGGCTTCCGTTTTGGCCAAAAAGCGAATTAGCATGTAGGCCAATATCATTATCAAAAGCCAGTCTAATACTTTAGGGTATGCGCCGTCGAATAGCATAGTACAAAGTTAAAGGTTCAAAATAAAATGATTAATTTTATTTCCTTTTGGAGCTCGGCGTAATTGGTTGCCGTAATTTTTGGAAAGTCGTACCCGCTGAGCGAATTGTCTGAAAAATGCCCGGATGGTTTCAAACCGGGTTTTACGATTTCGTATATTTTGCCGCCACAATCAAGAATAGCGTGTGCTTCGTTTGGGAATCGAACGTCGTCAAAAATGTAATTTCCGCTTGGTTTTATTTTTGCCATTGCAATATCTACCCAAACGTCGGCATGAATTTCACGGCGCCCAAATTCACCTATCGCGCGTAAAAGTTCGCGCGGCGTGTTTCCATATTTGTCCGGCAAAGATTTTTTTACCTGATCTCGATATTCATGTGTACACGATGAAACGTCGCCTATAAAAAAACCCGGAATAAATACTTTTGGAAGAATATCATACACGGGCTCAGCAAACGATATAAACCGAAACTGCAAATGCAAGTTTTGCAAATACAAAATTTCTGCCGCCGTGCTTTTGCCGGCTCCGGGTTGGCCTGTAAAACCGATAATCATATTTTTTTTGTTTTGGTTAAAGGTCTTACTTTGTAGGTATTTGTGGATTCATTCCAGCCGGTAAGCCAGTTTTTGTTAAGTCCGGGATCAAACAAACCTTTGTTTTTGTTTACATAGGCAATGCGGTCGCATTCAAATCGCCGCATAAAATCCGCTTTCAAAAAATGCGGCAGCAAAACCAAATCCGGCTCCCTGTTTTCCTCAAAAGCGGATATTACCTCTGCATTAATTCGTTTACGCGTTTCACGGCTCAAAATTAGCGTCTGCGTGATTAGCAGTTGCGTTACAAGCGGCGGCTTAAATTCTTTTTGATCTTGCATTGTTTAAAATTTATGAACGTTTAGAATTTCCCTTAAATTCAATGCTGGTACACATGGAGCGTAATCGGTCGAATATCATAGGGCTGAACGCGGCCTCGGCTTCGTGCGGCGTCATATTGGCTATATAGTGCGTTAATTGACCGTAGCGCCGGAAACGCTCGTATCTGGCTTCAATTATCGCCTCATTTATATCCAAATCATCACCGTATTTTTTCACCGCACCTGTAAAGCGCCCAAATTCATCAAAGCACCGATCGTGCCTCGTGTTGGCTGTTATCGGATCGTATTCGTTATCCGATTTATAGCGGGTGTACTCTCCGCTCATAGCGGACAAAATAAAGGTTTTGTCTAAATTGTTTTCTAAGGTAAAGCGGGCAAACGCCTGCATTGTTTCGGTTTTGCCGGTGCCGTTCCGGCCAAAAATGAACAGGCCCTTTACAGGGTTAAAATCACCGGTGGGATCGTTTATAAAGTATTTGACCAAGTTTGCCATTATGCGTTTGTCTTCGTCGGTAAATTCCCACTTAAACGGCCTGCGTTCGATTGTGGCGATTTGCTGCGCCCTGAATTTGAATATCTCCCAAACCTTTGTTTTTGCATCATTGTAGGTCATTTGTTGGCCGTGTTCGCGCTGGTAAACAAACTGCGTTTTTTTGGCTGGTACCTCAAATACTTTGCGCCAATATTCCGCCTCGGCTTGTTCCGCTTCGGGTGATCTTACAAAGGTAGTTGTTGGAGCGATTGTTTGTATTGCGCGCATTTGCTCTAAAGTCATACCGTTGGCAAATTCGGCGGCTGATTCGTTAATGTTTTTCATGTTTAAAAAGATTTTCTTTCTTTTTTCTTTTTAGGTTTTCAATCTGATGAAGTGGCCTAAGTTTAGCGACTTTTAAATGGTATTGATAAAATCTATCAGCTAATTCAGAATCTACTATTTTTGGAACATACTGATTATCTTTATTTTGCAAAATCAACTGATCTACATTAGTTATATTTTCCATTACTATGAAATTTTGCACTATTTCTTCAAAGGTAGGATCAAAATGGTCTATATGACAATCCCAACGCGAAATAGAAATCCCGGAAATTTGGCAGTTAACACGACTTTCAATTTTCGGCAGAATACTAAGTTTATATTCCAATATTTGAGGATAAATGACATCCCTTAAAGCCTTCTTGAAATCTCGCATTTTGTTTATTTTGTTTTTTTTAGATGCAATATAAGAAATATCGGTTTTACTTCCATCCTTTCTAATAACCTCAAAAGCCTTGTATCTTCCGGTTAAGTGATCTTTTACGCGCTTAAATTCTTTTAGACCAATGCCAAATTTCTGTTTCCAGTTGCTATGAAAATAAATAAAGTACGCTCGCATAAATTCAGATTCACTATCATTTAATAACGACCCGACCGGCCCATTGTACAAAATTTGCCTTGCATATTCTTGAGCTTCTTTTTTGTTTTTAAAAATTATTTTGTTAATTTCAATTTTCATATTTAAAACGGTTGTTTCATTTCTAATTCTTTTCTGTCATTATCCCAACGGTTTAACCCGCCCTTGTCTTTGCCCCGGCCGTCCGAATATCCAAACAGGCCGCTGTAGCCATTTGAGATGGACGCCGTAACCATCTCCAGCAATGTGCCGCCGTTGGCGCGTGCAAGGGAGCGCCAGCCTTTTACGGCAATATCAAACGACGCCTGTGACTTGTATTTGAATCGCTTTTCCTCTGCTTTGTACCGTAGCCACATATCCACGGCCTCGGCTGCCAATTCCGGTTCACTCCAGCCGTCAGCATTGAAAACTGGCACGGCCAGCGGCGGCGCGGTTTGAAGGCATGGCGTTTTTTCTTTTTGGTTGTTAGGTGAGGGTTTTTGGTTTTGGGTTTGCGCGAATGCGCTAATTTCATCTTTACTAATATCTGTAGTAATATCTTTATTAATATATCGGCATTTTTGCGGATAGGGTATCGGCATTTTTGCGGATAGGGTATCGGCATTTTTGCGGATAGGGTCTTGGTTTTTTTGAGGATAGGATGCAATGAAAATATGACGAACGTTACCCACGTTTTTATCAATTTCCACCCGAATAAAACCGGCCGTTTCCAGGCTTTTAATCCATCTGCTAATCGTGTCCGGCGAACATTTATAAAGTTCGGCAAAATATGCGTTAGATGCCCAGCAATATCCGCGCACGTCTGATAACGCCGTGATTTCGCCGTACAACAATTTTGCAGCCGGTTCAATTTCGGTTGAATATCGGACTGGCGCCGGAATTATAGCGTAAAAAGACGGTTTGCTCATAACATAAAAAAAACGCCATGAAAAGAGCGGGGACTTTGGGAGAAGTCGCGAGGTAGTAGGCACCTCATCCGCGCCCTTTTCATGGCGTGTTTTAATAATTCCTACTAAATTTACGGCGGGGTTCCCAGCCCCGGCGCGCCTCATTTGGCGAAGCAAAAATACGGCGTTTCAATTGATTTGCAAAAGGTATTTAAAATAAAGATATTTGTTTTGTGCTTTTGAACCTTTTTTCGGCTTCCCGTAAATTTAAAACAGCCTGTTTGTAGTAACTGTCTTTGAGTTCAATTCCGATTGCTTTTCGCCCCATACTGACGGGGCTGTAAACCTCGGAACCTACGCCCATAAACGGTGTTAGCACAACTTCGCCCGGATTGCTGTAAAGGTCAACAAGCCGGTCAATAACGTCAAGTTGAAGCGGGTGCACATGCTTTTCGTCATCATCTTCGCGGCTGTCCTTAAATTGCAGAACATTGTCAATACGAATATCATCCCACACGCTTGAGGCGTACCGTTGCCAGTGAACATGCGCTAACTTATTTGTTTTTGGGTCGTCCCAGCCTGCATACTTTTTTTCCAGGTCTTCATACTTCCCGTACTGTTCTTCCATTTCCGGGAGCATTGGAACTGATCCCGCATAATGCGTTAGCCCTTGCGGGTGAGATACTGGAACCCTATTTTCGCCGTTTCGCACAAAAATAAGAACATAGTCAGGAAGTGCGGTAAAAACGCCGCAACTATCCTCAACTACCTGTTTATGCGTTAGCGTCTTAATCATTGTACGCATGCGAACCTTAAGCGGCTCTTTCCATATTGTAATTCGGTTGCGATATGTAAAACCATGCTTCAAGTAGATTTTGATTATTTCATGCGGTAGGTCATACAGTATGTTTTTTGTGACGTTTTCGCAAATATCAGCGCAGTGCACCGCGTTAATTCGCCCAGGCTTAGTAACTCTCGCCATTTCCGCTACCAAAAAATCATATTGCTGTAAAAATTGATCTTTGCTGTCGCAGTTTGAAAAGTCGTTTTCATGGCTGCTGTAATTATACAGCCCCGCAAAGGGTGGGCTATAAATTGATAGGTCAATAGAGTTCTTAGGCAGCGTTGGCATAACATACATACAATCCGAGTTGTATACAGCAAAATTGTCAGCCGTATATTGATCTTTAATCATTGTTTAAAAATTTAGGTAAAATAATTTCTTTGTCAAAAGATTTAATTTTGTTTTCAAATTCAGTATTCAAGTTGCTGTTCAAAATAGCAAAAAGTTCCTTAGCGCGTTCTGTTTTTATCAGCAAGGCGTCTAAAACCCGCTTTTGTCCGTCGCTGTAAATAAGGTCAACAAATACGTCGCGCTTTTGTCCGAACCGATAAAATCTGCGAATAGCCTGATAATATTGCTCGTAAGAAAATGTAGGAAAATAAACAGCATGATTGCAGTGCTGCCAATTTAATCCAAAAGCAGTCATTTTCGGCTTCGTAATCAATTTCTTGATTTCACCTTTAAAAAACCCCAAAAGGAGTTCTTCTTTTTTGTCAATATCCATACTACCCTTGATCTGATATGCCGATTTATCAAGGTCTTCCAGCATGTCGCCTTCGTCGTTAAAGTTACACCAATACACCGAGCAGTCGTGATCCTTTGCCAGTTCGATAGCCTTATAAACCCTGTTTTCTATTGTCATTTTTTGTTCCTCACGAACTTCGGACATTCTTTGAGCAACAATACTAAACATCATTATTTGCCCGTTAATCACCCAGTTTTTGTCATTTTTAACTGAATGATAATTTTGTATAAGTTTTGGCAAAATGTGCTTTTCGTCTGAAAATCCAAGGTCAGACGGCGTTTTCATTGAAATTGACCAGCTGCCTACCCAGCGGAAAAACGCCTCCTTTGCGTGTGGTTTCAAATACCACTTTGTGCCAATCTCATGCGGTCGAATGTTATTATCATTGTTTGCAAAAAACTTTGATAGCATATCCATGTACCCCATGTATCCAAGCGCTTCAGCGCTTGTTCCCAATTCAATATAATCAT